GCATAGTTAAACCCGATGTTCCACCGCCAACCAATCCCCAAATATTGGAAGTAAAATCAAATGAATATATTTTTAAATTAACAGTATCTATTATTAGCCAGGCGTTTTGATTTGTAGTTGGTTGAATAGCTGCAGTGTCAGACAAAGAACCTCTCCAAACGAGACCGTCGCCAGTACTCTGGTAACCAAGTCGTTGTTTGTTTCCGGTGGCTGGATACTGGGCAAAGGCAATAGTGCATGAAAGTAGTATAAGAATAGAAAGCATTTCTCTCTTTTTTGGCAATTTAACTCTATCAACTACTTTGCCAATAAACTTTCTTGCTATTCCCATAACTAATTCCTCCGCTAAAACTTTGCCGATATTACCAATGGCTTTTAAAAATTTTCTTTCTTTTTTTGGTGCTTTTATTTCTTCCATACTTATATAATTATAAAAAAGATAACATAATTAGCACCGTCATAATGACTAACTGAATCTATGGTTATAATTGATCCACTAATACCATATTGACTATCTACCATTAATTGTCCATTCTGAAATAATAAGATTTGTTGTGTTACAGTAGGTAAAACACCGCCATTTTTAGTCACGGTAAAAGTAGCTGAATAATAATTAAGAAATTCTTCAGTAAAAACTTTTGTGACACTATTATTTTGAGTAGTAGGTTCACTATTTGTTGGAGTTATAGATCCCGTTCCAGCAACACCGCCACCGGAGTGATTAGATGTTCTTCCTGAGTCAAAATATAAACCCCTAAATAAAACAGTCTTTTCAGTATATCCCATTAGCTTTGATCAATAATTTCTACAAAAGTACCACTAATAATATCAGTTGTCAAATCTAAAGTACAATTTTCCATTATATATGTAATACCATCATTCTCAATAGCTAAATGCGGGTACCAAGGGTTATCTTTATCAAGCATTTGGAATTGCATACTAATTAATTTTCTTACTGGAAACAACTGACCTTTAATAATTTCATTTACAAGTAATTGATTTATATTTTTACCAGATCCAATATTTTTAACCCTCCAACCAGTTCCATCGGTTATTTGCCATGTATTTGCATTGTTCTTAACCCGAATAGCACCTGGAGAACCAAGGCTAGGACCATCGCCAATAAAAACTCTTTTATCAATACTTATACTTGATGTATCATTATTAAATGAACCAAATACTTTAACATCATTCTGACCGTTTAAATTACCAGCAGCTAAATGTTCCATAAATAGGTTACCTAATTCATAAAACTTTAAATAAGAAGCAAGTAAATTAGTTCCATTTTCTGTTCTTACTTGACTAATTAAAAACCTTACTCCTAAATCACCACTTTCAGGCATTATTGGTGTAGTCCAGTTTACAATAATATTATCAACAGAACCACCAGCAGCAGGCAGAATAGAATTACCACCTGGTATTATGAATTTATAATAACTAAATGTTTGTTCCCAACTTTGAGCGGTAAATGTGTGTTGAAATCCATTATATGTGACATCCCTTTTTAACCAATATTTTACAAGATTAATTTTAACATAATTAATTTTGCCATTCCATGTACCACTTGGATCAAAGGTTAATTGTTGAGTAGAAATACAAACAATCCTTTGGTAATATTCACCAGTTGTAGTAATATTATAAGTATCACCGCCCATTTTTAAAGCTAGTGTGCCATTTGTAACCTCAACTCCAAAACTAACATAATAAGTAGCCCCATTTATAGGAGTAAAATTAGTGTAAACAAAATTACCAGTTGCATTAGTAGCTTTAGCATAACCTAACGCGTCACCTTCATCATCTGACAAAAACCAACCAGCACCTAAAGTCCATGTTGTTATTTCGGGTGATCTATTTGCAGTAAGAAAATCAATAAGAGGAACAACATTAGGTCTTAATTCAATGACAAAAGAACCCTCAACAATATGTGGTGCAATTGTAAGTACACCTACTTGGGAATCTCTGTATTTCATTACAGATGTATAGGTTATAGTAGCCTCGTTATTACTTCCATCTAAATCAATTGAATTAAAAAATTCAGTATTAAGATTATTAAATACTTTACCTGATAGTAAATTTACACTTGCTATATGCTCATACTCAATATCTAAGTCTTTTATATGTCCATAGTAACCTTTTCTACCACCGGCTAGCCTAAGTAATTTATTAGATCCACTATTATTGTCACTTAATAAAGTTGGTAAAAAACTAGTTTGTTGTTGTAATGTAGAAGATAAATAATATACAAATAATAGAATTGGACTTTCTAAATAGTAATTTGGTTGTATCATGAAAAACTTTCTGTCTGAAAAGAAAAATCTCATCCCTAGTGGTATCATTATTCTTTTTAAAACATCATAACATTTCATGTATGTTATATTGTCTTTTGTATCAATAGTGTAAAATACTTTGTGATTTATACGCATTCGATGTAATGGATCAATATCTATAGCATATGTCCACGAATCCTCACTCCAATTAAATGCGGTTGCTAATATTCCTAAATTAGTACCATATGTTTCTTGTACAAAAGTTAATTTTTGTAAGCAATTATTAACGTGGTTTATAATTGTATCATCACCAGAATAAACTGTATATCCTTCAGGCTTATAATCTATACCTTTTAACCAACCTATGCCATCAATAGCATTGATAGTGTATTCATAACCAACGGCAAGAGAAACGTCATCGTATTCTACAAGATCAGCTAGTATATATCCGTACCAATAAAAATTAGCAAAGTTTGCTGCATCGTGTCCAACTAAAGTAATAGTAAACCTACCTTCAGGTGCTACTAAAAAATCAGATAAATAATTCTGTATTACTTCTGAATTAATAAGCATAGTAAAACTAAAATTACTACCTATAATTGGTGCGTATCTTTCTAATCCAGTTTCTATTTCAGACTGCCAGTTAATACTAGCATTAATAATTGTAATTTGTGTAATTGCCCCAGCATAGGCTGAGTCATTAATTGATAAAATGTATTTTCTACCTTTCTCTGAATAAAACGTGGATTGAAATCTTACTGCCATTATCTTATTCTTTGATTAATATTATTAGCCCTTTCCATCATAAAAATTAAATCAGCACCTGAAACCCTTGTAGATAATACATAAGGTAAACCGCCGCCTGCATCTCCAAGCATACTTTTAAGTTTACTCAAAGGGGCAATGACTTCAGGGTCAAATGATGCATTAGGGTTATCACCCACGGTTGCCATAGTTGGACCAAATGCCAAACCACCTCTTGCAAGTTTAGTTTTTGCTAATAATCCTTTAAGTGCTGATACAGTTGCAAGACCAATACCTAATCCAATAACAGATGCCAAACCACCACCCTTCATTGCCTCTTTTAAAGTAATTTGTGCTAATAATGCTTTTAAAGTCATGCTAATTACATCAAGCATTGTACTTAAAAATGCTTTACCAAACGAAACAATAGCATTTTCACCGTTTGCAAGTGCCGTACCTAAAGAGTCAAAACCTTCACCTAATGCTTTACCAAAATCTTTATTTAAGGCATCACCAACTGCACCAAGTGACATTTTAAAATCATCTAATATTAATTTTAAAGCACTTACCTTCTTTTGGGCTTCCTCCGATTGCCTTGCAATTCTAGAAAATACAGTATTTCCAACTTCTGAAATTCCAGTAACTCCTTGATATGCCTCACCTAATTCTCTTGTACTTTTAGTCGTATCGTCAATTATTCCAATACTAGTTTTTAATTGTGCTTGTGTATCTTTATCAAAGATATCTTCAAAACTAAATGTAACTTTTTGTTTATTGCCTGCTGGCAATTCATCTACAATTATTTTCCTATTTTCTAATTTATCGTATTCATTATTTATTCTTTGTAATTCATTTGCTATTTCATAATATTTTTCTTTTAATATTTCTGCTGATGCAGAATTAGCACCTTGTGTTACTAATATATTTTTATATTCATCTTCAGTATCACTTAATTTCTTTTTAAGTAATTCATAAGCAGTTAATACTTTTTCAGTTTTACCCGCATTATTAACTATACCATTTCCATTATCTACTACTGTATTTGTTAAAGAATTATATTGTAATTGTAATTCACTTAATATACCTTTTAACCTTTTTACATTATCGTTATTTTTTCCATATTCTCTAGTGGAAACATCAATGGCTAAATTTAAATCTTCAATTTCATATCTTAAAGCTATTATTTTTTTATCATTAATTATTTTATTATATTTTTCTTGTTCTATATTTAAAGAAACTAAACTTTTATTTGTATTATCATAAGCAGTTGTTAAAACAGATATCTCTTCTTTAACTTTTTTAATTGCATTAGCAGTTAAATCATATGTTATTAAACCAGCACTTACATTTAATCCTGTAGTTAAACCAGTTGTTCTTTCTATTTTACCTTGAGACCTTTTTGCTTCTAATTCAAATAACTTAGTTTCTAAATCAATTAATTTATTTTTTTGTTTTTCAGCAACTCCTTCTGCAGCTAGTAATTTAAATTTTGCTTTTAATGCATCATTGCCTTCTAATTGAGCAGTTGTTATTTCTTGTAAAGATGTTTTTTCAGTAAGTAATTTTGGTAAATAATCTGAATATTTTGTATTTAATTGATCTATTATTGTTACTCTAGTTGATGTGGAAATATTCACATCCTTTAACATATTTATTAATGAATTAAATTCCGATGCTTCAGTTCTTGCATTTTTTGCACCGATACTTAAATAATTATTAAATGTTTCAATTGGTTTAGATGCTTCATTAAAATTACTATATACAAGATAAATACTTCCAACTAAAAGCGCAGCTATTGCTATGTAACCGCCAGTAAGTAAACTTAAAGTATTTGTTGCTTTATTGTATTTAATTATTGCACTTACTGCTTGACCAAACATATATGTTAAATGTCCCACAGAAGATGCTAATTGACCTATTGTCCAAGACAAAGCACCAAGTACGGCTATATTTTTAATGCTATTTAAAATAGTCTTTTGTGTACTATCAGATAAACCACCAAAATATTCAGTTAATCTTTTTAAACTATCTACAACGTTAGCAATAATTCTATCTAAATCAATATTCTTTAATATAACCTTGCCCATTTCAGCAGAGGCAAATTTTATTGAGTCTTTTAAGTTATCAAAACTATTTCTAATACCTCCGGTAGAATTTTGGACTTCAGGTAAGATTCTAAGAGATTCTGTTAATCTCATTGCAAATTCCTTTGCACCAATACCTAATGACCTTACACCTTCAATATTGTCTGTACCAAAGGCTTGTTGCATTGCTTTGCCGATAAGTGGAACGGCTGATTGAATTGGCTTAAAATCTTCCGCAAGAATCTTATTCTTCGAAATCATTTGAGTTAACTGGTATTGAACCGCTTCTAATTCAACCGCTCCACCTCCTGTAGTGGCAAGTGCCTTACCAAATGTTTCTAATACTTTCCTAGCTTCATCAGCCTTTAAACCAACAGATTGTAATCTAATAGAACCTCTAACTGCTTCCTCAAAAGCAAGACCAGGTAGTTTTGCGCTTTCCTTTAATTTATTTAATTCTTTGCCTGCTTCAGCAGAACTACCCATGATGGCAGTCATACCTCTTTCAAGTTGATCCATTGAAGCAGCAGCACTTAGAAAAGCACCTCCGATGCCAATAACGGGAGCGGTAAAACCTAATGTTATACCTCTTCCAATAGCTAATGCTTTTTGACTAAAAGCGGTCATATCTCTGCCAGCTATTTTTAAAGCCCTTTCTAAAGGGGAAGCATCTGCCCGTATTTTAATCGAAAGTATTCCTTGTGCCATTACACTATATCTTTTTTAAAGTTACCCTCACCTTTTACAATCCTATCCATGAAATCCATTTCTACAAAATCTTTAGAGGTAAGTTCTCTTTGTTTAAAATTATCATCCCAAGGAAATTTAATTAAATCTGTGATTTTTAGCGTATTACTTTTACTTGTATGAGGTTGTAAATTTACAAAAGCTAACCATCTGGTTTGTTCCCAGCTAAGTCTATATTGGTAATCAATTTTGCTTTTATAACCTTTATACTTTACCATTAACTCGCCAATATCAAACATATTCATTTCCTCTGGAGTCATCTGTAAGTCACCCAAACACATTCTCTCTATATCCTCAATTTCAAGAGGTCTTGCATTTGGGTCACTTAGTTTTTTTCTTCTTCGCTACTTCCCCCCATAGACTGTGCTAACAACACGCTAAAATCATTAAGAGCATTATAATCATCAATAAATTCAGCAAATGATTCTAGTGTATAAGGATTGTCTTTTTGTTCTTTCCGATAACCATTTTCGACACCTAAATAAATTACCTCATACAAAAGGCTTAAATCGTCTTCTAAATATTCTTTAAATAAAGAAAATTTAATGTTTTTTCTTTTTAAAAAAAGACTTAATGAATAACCCCCTAATTTAAAAGGAATATTGTTGCCATTAATTTCAATGTGATTAACCGATACCATATAAAGTTTTTATTTGTTATCCGATACTAAAGGGAGTCAACACATTGCCGACCCCCAAATAGTATCGGAAAATTATTTACTAAGTTGTTGTAGCACTAATAGAGGCAGTATACTCTCCTTGACCTGATGTAGCATTTACTGCTGCAACTCTAAAGTTATATGGAGTAGCGGTAACTAATCCAGTAACAGAAGCACTTGGGGTAGTTGAAACCGCATCTACAAAAGTTGTAAATTCTGCTGCACTAGCTAATTTAAATTGTACAACATAATCTGTAATTGCACTTGAACCAACAACCGCAGGAGCAACCCAAGTTAATCCAATACTAGTAGATGCAAGTGATCCAGCGGCTAAACTAGTAGGCACACCTGGAGGTACTTTAGTATATCTTGTAATTGCACCATTGACTCTTAAACTACAAGAAGCAGTTACACTTTCTTGATTAGCTGCATTTAGTGATAAACTTTCAATAAAAGCGGTAAAACTAAAAATAGAATCCCCATTTATACTAGATGTATACAGACAAGTAATTGCCGTACCAGAATCCCAACTAGTAAATAAGGTGTTAAATTTAGTATTAGCTGATGTGTCTCCAATATCCGCAAACATTAATTCAGTTGAAAATGTAGCAGATTTTTGACCAGGCGCTACTTCGACCCAAGCGGACGTATTGTCCTTGTGCGCAGTTTCGCGCATTGCTCTTGATAAGTCTAATGTATCAGAGGTCGAATAAGCAACCGCGACTCCATTTACATATAGCCTTAACAAAGCACCGTTCATTATTCCAGTTGTTGGCATTTTGTTTTATTTTAATTTTGACTTAAACTTTTTTTCTTCAATAACCTCTTCAGTAAAATCATCTTCTCCTCCAAACAATTGTTCTTCATTTACAATTATTGGAACATAAACCATTTCCTTTTGAGGTTCTATTACTGG